GGCGACCACGCTTCGAAGGTGAGTTCAAACGGGGTTGATCCCTGAATGTTCTCATCCACAAGCACCAGATCATCGATCTGCCGGTCGTTACGAATAGCCTCAGATACGGCTGTAGCGATTTCGGTTTGGAGGCCGATACCAGTTACAGGCAGTGATTGGAAAGCAGGGGCCGGGGGCGTAGTGCCCGGAGTAACCTCTGCCACATAGGCCAAGTCAGTTCTATTTGTTGAAGTTACCATCGGGTCATTCCTCTTTTATTAAGTCCCTTGAAAGGGAACCTGAACATTTAATTGATACCAGTTATTGCCATCATCCCCGATCCTAATTGCCTCACCGGCATAGGTGTACAGGGTGTTCGCGAATATCTGGTTTTCCATCAAGGTCAGATACTCATCGACTATAGTTTGCGCCTCTCGGGAGCCTTTGTTAAGCGCCGTGAAAGTCTGCAGGACAGCAAATCCATTCTTGGTGATAGCAGGGTTCGGCCCAAGGGTGCGATTCTCTGCATCGATCGACACAATTGTGAACCGTGCCCACGCCTGATCCGCGACCGTATTCTGTGGCACGTTATCGAATGCCAAGACCGATGTGGCAGTCCAATTGGCCGCCATGTAGGTCTGGAATATCTGTTCGATTTCAGCGTATGTCAAAATCCGCGCCTCTGTAATTCTTTCCTGATCCGGCGATTAGCTGCCGCCCATCCCTTAGTGACCGCCCTCTCCACAAACATGGTGGGCGCCTGCTCACTGTGACCCTGATTGAGCCGGCTCATGTACACCAGATTGGACACCACGAAGTTGGGTATCCCCATCTTGGTATTTCCCAGTGAGGGGCGATTCAGGGGGTATGTGGGCTGCCCCTCGGGTGGTTCCTCATCGGAAGGCTGCCGGGTGGTCGCAATCCAGCTTGCACGGGCGCGTCCAGTATCGACAGGGGTGGCCCGGGTGAGCATGTTCCAGATATCCAAGGTGGCTGTGCGCTGCATATCCACGACCAGTTTGCTCAGATCGGCATTCACCTTGTCTGTGAACTGTTTATTGAGTTCACGCATCGGCTGCATCCCTCGCAAAAATGTTCCACGAAGCTGCCGCCGGATCGGGCTGAACCTTGTAAACGGTCAGTTCCTTGCCGGTGCCCATGGTGATTAGATCGTTGGGCTTCACCACGTTGGCCGCTAATTCATTTTGGAGCGTAATCACGACTGTATCGAATGGCCTCACATTGCTGTCATTAAGTTGCTGTTCAGAGGGCACATCAAACACCCCCCGGGTTGAGTAATCGGTTTCACTGGCTACCACAGCACCAGAAGCAGGATCGTATACAGAATCCCCCCGGCTGGTAAACACATAGTCTTGAACCGCATCCGCAAGGCTTGTATCGAATGCTTCACCAATCGCTGTCTGCACATCGCCGCGGAGTCCCATTATCTGCTCACAGACACAATGCCGGAATTACCAAAGGAGCAAACTCCCCCTTGTCCGAGCAGTGCCGTGATTTCCGGGAAGGGGTCTTTCTTGCTTGGCCCCGGGTTAACTGAAAATGACTTGCTGCTCGATACTGATCCGGCGGCGACTGCTTCTGCAGACACGTTACCGGGCACGGTGGTATCGACTTGAAATAAGGGGGTGTCCAGATCGATGTTGGCCAGCAAAGAGCAGGCTTCAACGACATTGGTTTGGACAGGGTCAGTCAGTACACAGCGGTATGCCGCATCGATGTACAGGGTCGCATTGACCAATGAGGTTTGTTTGTCTGGATCGGTAGCCGAGGCCCAAGGCTCATCGGTTCCATTTACTGCGTCTGCCTGCGCTATTGAGGCGTAAGGGGTGACACTTTGTAGGTTGGCCATCGTCCAAGCCCCATAAGTTGAAGGGGCCGTTAAGCCCCCGGATCGGATTTAGGTTTCGCCTTCTTCGCTTTGGCCTTGGGTTTGGACTTGGGCTTGGCTTTGACACCATCCTTCGTCCATCCATTTGCCTCCATCATGGCGACCTGTGAGGGCAGGCAAGTACGACACTCACCCGCCTCGTTGTATACCTTAATGATCTTCATGAATGCCCCCGAAGGGGCGCCCAATTAGTTCAGTTCGGCAAGCAGGATTGACTTACGGGGATCGTAAGCAGTCGCGCCGCACAACAGGTCAAACGAGATGTTGTTGGTCTTGGTAGTCGAATCGTAATCCTGAACTACCCGAACCGACATGCCGTTTGCAGTAACCACCGAAGCGGATACGTCAGCAGGCAGATCAAGCGGAGGCGCGGCCCAAGCATACGCATCAGGAGCAGCGATCATTCCCTGAACGGTATAAGCAGCACCGCTGGAAATAGTCGTTACTGCCGCGTTATCCGGGACGATCTCATTGATCGGATCGACCAACTGGATTGAGGTGGATGCCGGGGCTGCGCCTGCGGCTGCCTGAACGGGTCGGCGCATACCTGCGACTTGCAGATAATCACCGGCTGCGACAGTGCCAGAGGTTGCATCGACCGTCAGCACAAGTGCGCCCAACTGGTTGGCTGCGCCTGCCTGATTGTCAGTGCCAGCAGAGGCGCCATCACCCGGAGTGATTGACTGTGTGTCAAACAACTGCGAACCGTACCAGTTAACGCCCATCACCCGGCCCAATACTGCATCGGTCAGAGCGGGGATCGCTTGGCCATCGCGGATATCAGCGGCGTGGAAGTAATCGGCACCCAACAGGGCGGCTTCCAGATCAGGGTTCACAATACCAGTACGTCCACCCATGGGGATTTTGCTCTGGTTTGCGGCTGCACGAACCAGCGCGGTTTTCTGCGCGGTACTCATCAGCGCATCCTGCACGATCAGCGAAGCAGACTGATAAACCTTCGATGCCAGATAGCCCTCAATCTTCTCAGCCAGTGCCACGGTGGCAGGCTGGATCACTTCCCGGGAGAAGTTATCGAGGTCAAGTGCCAGTTCCCGAGAGGTCAGTGAAGTCGAAACGTCATAGTGCTTTTCGATTTCGAAGTCGCGCTTGGACTGCACGATATTCTGACGGTTAACGGTGCCAGCGAACTCATCTACCTGAAAGGCAGTGTTCTGACGGATTTTAACGGAATCGCCTACGGCAAAGCCCTGTACATCACCGAAATCAGACGTTTTGTCACGGTAAAGCAGGTTTCCGAATACGAGTTGATCTTGCAATTGCAACAGGGTTTCTGCGGCAATCATGTCTACGGTAATGGCTGTGAGAGTCATTTTGAATTCCTTTAAGTTCAGCACCGCGAACAAAAAGGTTGTTGGCGTTCGACCGGCGCAATCAATTTATGATCTGTCCTGTCAATCGGCCCTGCCTGATTGGCAATCTCAAGTGAAGAATTAGAACCCCCCGGGGGCTGGCCTAGCCATAATCGATCACTTGTTAATCGCTTTATAGCTCACGAACCCCCGGGTGTCAACTATGCCTCTTTGGCATCCGGGCGGCGCATCTTCTGGAAGGCAGCAAAATCGGTCTTGGCTGCATTGTCCAGCTTCTCATTATCCGGCGTCATATCGGCATTGCCTCCGCGATCTGTACCGGGTGCGCCTGATCCTTTGGACTGCCCAAAGTAATACGAGTTGCTGCCCTGCAATGACTCCATGTAGCTGTCAGGCGTCACAAGGCGCTCACCGCTTTCATCCTTGAGTAGCTGGCCACTGGCATCACGCGCTTCCAATTTACCGTCAGCATCCAGCACAAAGATCGAGGCCGCTCGTTTGCAAACATCCTCAAGTGCTTCAGGGAGTACGCCTGCCTTGATCGCCTGCGCCCGTACCTGAGTATCGATGATCGACCCGTTGTACTTGTTGGTCGCATCGGTTTGGGCTTGGGTTGCCACATCGAGCTTGGTGGTCAGATCGCGCACCGCCTCTTGGTGTTTAGCTTCGGCATCAGATAACGCTAGTCTGACAGCATCCTCAGTGCCGGTGCCCTTACGCGCCTCATCGAGTTGCGCCTGAATGGTGGCCACTTCATCCGGCGATTTGTAGCTGGCGAACTTGGCCTTGGTCGATTTGACCTCATCCAGTAATTCATCGCGCTTGGTTTTGAGGCCAGCGGTTTCGACTGCCACGGCATCGCTGATTTTTGCTGCCAATTCTGCTTCGGTTATTTCCATTAGAGTATTCCTTGCTGTGCTAGTTGATCGAGAGTGATAGGTGTTCCAGTGTTGTTATCTATGAGCTTGGACAGGGGTGTGCCTTCATTGAACAGCTTTGCCCTTTCCACTCCCAAGATATCCTCAACGAAAGCGGGAGATTTATTACCCTGCGCTTTCAGCCAAGTTTCGTAATTCGTATTCACAGGGACACCGCGCTTGGCGCCTCCACGAACCGAATAAATATCTGCTTCCCGGGCCGCCTTGTTTGGCTTCCTGACCCGGCCTGATCGGGTGGTGTTATCCCCACGCTCATAATCCTCACCCGGATCGACTGCAGGACGGTATCCAGTTTCCTCAACACCGACCAATTGAGGGGTGCCCACTGATCGGCAGTTCCAATGTGAGTTGCCGGGGCCATCGAGCCAGCTTGGCCCACCGTCAATATTCTCCTTGGTTTCCATGTCGTAAACCTCGCCATCGCGCAACATGCAAATGCCGGTAGTCCGGTTATCGAGCGTAGACACCCACATAATCCCCTTAATCAGATCATTATTGGCCTGTAACACGCTGTCACGCGCCTGAGATGCGTATTGCTGCATGTAGGTACGCGCCACAGCCCTCACATCGCGGACATTCCTCTGCATCACCCCCGCCAGCGCCTTTTCGGTATCCCCGGGTGACAATCCCTCGGCAAATGCCACGTTCAAAGCTGATTGCGCGGCCCGGATTGTGGAGCCGGCGACACCCATGGCCCAATCACTCATCACTTTTCCCTGAAAGGGGGTGGCGCTGGCACGTTGCAGAAGGCCAAGCTCATCAGGGATACGGACTGTCGTGCTTCCAGTGAAGGTTTCAAGGGCACCGGCTTGGAATCCTGCTTCTATTGAAGCGGCTCGGGCACCATTGGCTTCCAGTTGCGGAACCAGTTGGGCGTTCCACCCCCTCACATATTCAGCGGTAGCTGCACTCACGGCCCGGTTCTGTTGAGCAGGGGTGCGGGTGCGCTTGGGTATGATTACAGCGAGGAATTTATCATTGAGTTCCCGGGCAATCGTTGCTGATCGACCAGCCTCACCCAATACCGCACGATCCAATTGCACGGCATGTCGAAGGTAGGCATCTGTCACATCACGATCAGTCGGCATCGGGCACTATTGGGGGCGCTGCGAAACCGGGGCTGGCTGCCTCGATACGAGCCACTTCCTCGTCAATGGTGATTTCTGAACTCAGGATGCCTGTGTCCTGCATGTTTTCCAGATAGGTTTCACGGCTAATCCCGCCAGCGATCCACGCTTGGAGCAATGCTGCCTGCTCTGGCGCCGTGAGGCTATTGCCGCCAAAGTCCTTGTTCGGGCTGAACACCACATCGCCTGATACGCCCATCCAGTCAGCGATCATTTGAAGGGCTTTGAGGATGCCATCACCGACCTGATCAATCACCCCCTCAAGGGTTGCGCCGCTGGCTGCCTGTCGAAGTTTGATCGCCTCGCCTGATTCTGCCCCTGCCTTGTCCGGGCCGAGCAGATTGGCGCCTTCATGGGCCGCCTGCCTGAATGCCAATTCGATATGACTGCGGATGCTTCCAAGACCGCCGGTATCGGTTGTCGTGTAGAACACCTTGGCGTTCGGGTTGCTGATCACCATGGCGATATTGGGGCCGACCACTCCCGGGGTTTCATCCACATCGATGCCGGTAATGACCAAGGTCGGGTTGGCAGTGAGGAACTCGCTTTGACTTAAATCGGCGTCCATCTGGTAGATCGATACCGCTGTGTCAGCGAGGCCATAGAGGGGGATCACATCAACATCGGTGCCGTAATCGGTCGAACCGATAATGACCTGCGGTATGTGGTCGAGTACCCGGCCCAAATAGGTCGGCTGCACCGGGAAATCTTGGTGCAATTCACCGTCAACATAGAACGCGATTGTGTATTGCTGCTCACTGTTCAGGAAGAACTCACGGTTTAGCACGGGCGGCTCATCGGATTGGCTGTAGTCGGCCGGGTTGGTTGCCTGCGATTCTTCGAACATCATCTGCACGGCGGTTTTGACGCCACCCACGGGCGCCTCGCACCAGTTGATAAAGGTCTGCGCCACATAGGGCACGATGATCGGGAGGCCGGTGGACTCATTGATATCGACCATCAGGGTGTAACGACCTGTTTTCATCACCTCACCGAGCGCGGTTTTATAGAGTTGAAACAGGTTCAGCCCGGTGGTGGTTGCGCTGGTCAGAAGGTATTTCATTTGATCCGGTAGCTCGATCTGCACATCCATATCGGATTTACAGGCGAGGCCCAAGAGTCCGCGGAGTGTGTTCGCGGTGATATCAGGGAATTGCGCCCGGGTCTTGTAGGCTGCATAGGCCGGATTTGAATGGTAGTTCGGGCTGCGCTCCATGAGCGATTGCCAGATTGGCCCCTGCGATACGTTCCCGCCGCCACTCCCTACGCTTGAGGGCTTGATCCTCATGGTGGCCATGCTGGTAGGCATTGGCAGATAGAGTTCGTTGGAACGCTTTACAGCGGATGCACCCACCACACAGTCATTGACCATGCGCCATCCGAATTCATTTTCAAGATATTGGGGGTGCCGATTGTTCTTATCGTTCTTGCCGACTTTGGCCATGGTGGAATTCCTCAGTAATTACCTAATACAGTTACGTTGTGAGCTTGCTGCCTCACGATTGGCCACTTGCCATGAAGGAAATACCCCACGCCATCGGTGCCGTGATCGAGTCCTGCAGACTTATCGGGCTGGCCATTTGAATCATAGGTTTGCTGCTCAAGCTCTGCCGCCAGTTCGGGGCACTTGCTGGTATTAACGAAGTATCGCCTCTCGCCCTGCCCGTTGCAAATCATAGCATTGACACTGGCCACTCGATCCTTTATGGGGGGATTGGCTGGAACGTGCTTCACCTTGAACCCGGCGGCCTTCAATTTAGCGATATCAGAACTGGTCGTGTTGGAGCTTTTCTTGTGTGTGCCGGTGGCGTCTGGCCAAACGGTGATCGGGTTGCGGGGATACTTTCCCTTGAGGGCTGCGATTTGAGCGTCAGTGTCATAAGCATTACGAACTTCATCGACTGCATGGGGTAATCCTGCCCGTTCCACGTGGATCGTTGACGCGCCGAAATGCACGTTGAAGTCCATACCAACATCAAGGGGTTCATTGCCTTTTACGACCTCTTGGGAATCATTGAGTTCACGGTCAAATCGGCTGTAGACCGCGCCGCTAGTGAGGTTGACCCACAGCCCTTCCAGATACGCCTGCACCAATTGAGGGGGGTAGGTTTCGATCAGGCTTTCAACGTAGTCAGCAGGAAGGTGAGGGTTGCTCAGTGTGCTTGCCCGGGTGTAGGTGTATTCCGGGCTTGGGTCTTTGCCCCACTTGCGATAGGTGAACTCAAATCCTTCTGGAGTGCTGTAGGCCGATACCTTGTTCACATGGTCGCCCCTGACCACTTGGCGATTACGGGCAATGATCCGGTTCCATACTTCTTCGGCCTTGCCCCGGGCGAGTAGATCGATCTCATCACAGTGCGATCTGAACACTTCGTAGGCCACGATCCGGTTGGGGTTATCCATCGATCTGAATATCAGGTCGCCGTGATTCTCCACGTTCATGATGTACGACCCCTTATTCATCTTGTAGGGCATACCCACTTCATCGAACAATTCTTCGAAGCGCGGCACCAGATTGAGGCGCAATAGGTCATAGGTTGGGCAGTAAATCCCGAGGTTGCCATCCGGGGCGGTCACGATATCCCGCAAGGCAGACACAATCAGAGCATGGGACTTGCCTGATCCGTACCCTCCAATGAACAGGGGATACTTGGAATCGTTGGTTACATGGTCGTATTGGGGATCAGTCAGTTGTAGCTGCATCGCTGATCCTGCCGATCTGAATTGTGATGCCTGACCCCTGCCCCTTCTCGCCTACTTCCTGATCTGGATTGACCCGGCCCCATCGCTTCGGGAAGCGCCTTTCCAGCTTCCATGCGGCGGCCTGCCATGACCCTGCACCAGCGGATGTATCGATGTGCCCGAGGTCGCGTACCTCCGATTCTGCCTGTGCAATCTCTACTGCATC